ATACTGGAGAAGCTAGCGTTAGGAGAATGGCTAACATATTTGTTAGCGCAACCGACCCAGGCCTAACAGTATTCCATGAGTGGAGCAAAGAAAACTTTGAAAGATACTGGGAAATATTTAGTTCATCATTAACCCTATGGAAAAACGTTAAACAATACTGGCCGGAGAAACATTATGAAGGGAGTTAACAAAGCTATCTTACTTGGTTATGTATGGAAAGATCCAACCATTAGATCAACCAAGAATGGTAACAAGATTGCACAAGTAGACATGGTAACTGAGTCTGGTTACGGAGAGTACAAGAAGTCTGATTGGCATAAGGTAATATTCTATGGCAAGCAAGCAGATGTAGTAGACTCTTATGTAACTAAAGGTACTAATTTATATGTAGAAGGATCAATTGATTATAGAAAATACACTGGCAAAGATGGTGTGGAAAAATATACTACAGATATAAAAGGTTTTATGTTGCAAATGATTAATAGTCCAGATGCATACAAAGAAGTTGAAGCTTCTGCACAAGAATTTAAAAAGGAAGCGTCACCTGAAGTCAAGAATGCCGTGTCTGACATAGCTGAACAAGTAACAGCTGATGACATACCATTCTAAAGGAGAATTATTTGACGCAATTATGTATAAACTTGCAAGAGTGATATACAAAACAAGACAGGAAGGCATAGAAGAAAGTACTCAATCATGGGAGGAAACATTTCTAGAGCATTCCGGTGTAACTGTGGATGAGTATATTAAATACGCACAAGATAATAATCTAAAGGAGAAATATATAGATGCTGGAAAAGTATGATAGATATAAACCTAAAGACTATGTTATAATAGAACCTACTAAGGATAACTACTCTATGCCTAGAAGGGCTACCCAAATGGCAGTAGGGTATGATCTCTTTGCTACGAAAGATGAGGTTATACGTCCATTAGATAGGAAACTAATTGGTACTGGTATAAAATTAAAGATGCCAGAAGGAATGGAAGGTCAGATAAGATCAAGGAGTGGTCTTGCAAACAAGTATGGAGTGTTTGTTTTAAACTCCCCAGGAACAATAGACCCTGACTACAGGGGAGAGATTAAAGTATTGCTCGCTAACTTAGGACATCTACCATTCGACATATCAGAAGGAGATAGAATTGCTCAACTAGTATTTAGCAAATACGAAACGCCATCTTTAAACGCCAACTCAATCTCTCATTATGAAAGAGGAGAGAAAGGATTTGGTAGCACAGGAATTAATAAGGAAAATATAAATGACTGAATTCAACACTGAACTAGGAGCAACTACATTTAGAAATAAGTATGCCTCTAATACCTTTGAGACATGGAGGGATAGAGCGCACACTATTGTTAACGATGTATGCGGAACACGCAACGGAAAAGATATGCCTATTATGTCTAAGTCAGATAGGGATTATCTTATTAAAGTTATAACAGAGTTTAAGTTTTTACCAGGAGGTAGATATATTTACTACGCAGGTAGAGACGCAAGCTACTGGAACAACTGCTATCTACTAAGACTATTGGAGGACTCAAGAGAAGAATGGTCAGAAGTAACACAAAGAGCCATGTCATGCTTGATGACAGGAGGTGGTATTGGTATAGATGTGAGCATTGCTCGCCCAAGTGGGAGGCCACTACGAAGGACGGGTGGAGTAGCTTCAGGTCCTCTGCCTCTCCTAAGTGTTATAAACGAAGTGGGTCGCAATGTTATGCAAGGAGGATCGAGGCGATCAGCTATGTACGGTTCCCTAAACTGGCAACATGAGGACGCATTAGATTTTCTAAGGATTAAAAACTGGCACAACTCCAAAGTTCCAGGTACAGATATATCATTAGCAGATGTTAAGAGAAATAATTTTAACTATCCCGCACCACTTGACATGATGAACATCTCTTTAAATTATGATGATGAATTTCTTAAGGAGATAGGTGAAGGTAGGATGCCTGATGTTTTTATAGAGAACTGTAAACAAGCTATGATAACAGGAGAGCCAGGGTTTAGTTTTAATTTTGGAGAGAAACAAAACGAAACTTTACGTAACGCCTGCACAGAAATAACAAGTTCGACAGATTCTGACGTGTGTAACCTAGGCAGTATCAACATGGGTCGCATAGAAAACCTAGAAGAATTTAAGGATGTTGTTAGCGTGGCTTCTAAATTCCTAGTTTGTGGAACTATAAGGGCACACCTACCTTACTCAAAAGTAGAAGAAGTTAGACAAAAGAATAGACGACTAGGCTTAGGCTTAATGGGAATGCATGAATGGTTACTTAAGTCTGGTTATAAATATGAGATGAATGATGAGTTAAAGAAATGGCTTAAGATTTACAGAGACGAGTCAGAGAAATCTGCCAACGAACACTGTGATAGGTTCTTCTTAAGCAGACCTAAAGGATACAGAGCCATAGCCCCGACAGGGTCAATCTCAATATTAGCTGGCACCACCTCGGGAGTGGAACCCATTTACGCCGTGGCTTATAAAAGGAGGTACTTGCAAGAAGGAACTAAGTGGAAGCATCAGTTCGTAATAGATGGTGCTGCTCAGAATCTTATAGATCAAGGCATTAATAAAGATGGGATAGAATCAGCTATAGATTTAGCAGCTGATCCAGAAAGGAGAATAAAGTTTCAATATGAATTACAGAAGTATGTTGACCATGCTATTAGTTCCACTCTTAATCTTCCTCTTTATGGCTCCGAACTAAACAACGAGGAAACATTAGGAAAGTTTTCCAGTGTAGTAGCTAAGTATGCACATGGTCTAAGAGGGTTAACTCTATACCCCGAAGGTAGCAGAGGTGGCCAACCAATAACAGCTTGTGATTATGAAGAAGCTCATTCAAAGAGAGGAGTTATCTATGAGGATAACAGTGATGAACAATGCATGACAGGGATATGTGCAATATGAAACACCCAATCAAAAGTAAAGTGTTTTTAAAATCATTAAAAGAAAAGGGAGCAACTATTCGTAGATCAAGTAACAACCATCATGTTGTTTCCCTTAATAATAGTGTTGTAACTTTAAGCATTCGCAAGGAGTACCCACATAGTATAGTTAAACATACTATGGACACATTACTATGAAAAATAAAGAACCAAAAGACTTACTGATTATACCTGACTGTCATGCTGCACCTGAGTATGACAACAAAAGATTCTCAGCTCTTGGTAACTTTATAATAGAACAACAACCAGATATAATAGTTTGCTTAGGAGACTTTGGAGATATGCCTAGCTTATCATCTTATGATAAAGGCACCAAAGGATTTGAAGGTAGGCGATATAAGAAAGATATACTATCGGTTATAGATGCACAAGAAAAACTCTTTGCACCTATAAAGAAATTCAATGATGTAAAAAGAAAAAGAAAGGAGAAACAATACAAGCCCAAGCTACACATGTGTCTTGGCAATCATGAAGATAGGATAGAGAGAGCTGTTAACTCAGCACCAGAATTGGAAGGAGCAATAGGATTAAGTGACTTACAATATGAAAAGTTTGGATGGAAGATAACACCATTTAAGAGTTGTCTTTCAATAGAGAATATTATGTTCTCTCATTACTTTACATCTGGTATAGCTGGTAGACCTATTAGCTCAACACATGTAGGGTTTCACTTAGTATCTAAACTGCACTGCTCAGCGGTGCAAGGACATTCACACTTGTATAATCATGCAGAACAAACTAGACCAGATGGACAGAAGATCTTCGGATTATCTGCAGGATGCTACTCACATCCACACTACTCTGAAAGTTGGTGTAGAGACACAGAGTATAACTGGTGGAGAGGAGTGGTTTCATTAAAGGGATTGGATGGAGATGGTTACTATGACGAGATACACTCAATCACTCAACGCAAACTAACGAGGAAATATTAATGAGCAAATTAAAGAAATGTCCTTTCTGTGGTGGGTTAAGTCAGATAGGATCGTTCTTAGTGGGGTGTTTACCATGCAAGGTAAGCTTCTTCTTTAATCCAGATCATAAAGGAGAGAAAAAGAAAGCAGTAGAAAGATGGAATGATAGATGTTTAGAACCATAATAGAACTACTATCCTGGTACCTTTGTTACATTCTGGTTAGTGGTATTATTGTGTACTTGTTTCTTGGGTAATTCAATTAGCGCCCCCGAAAGGGGGCGTATTTTTTTAACACATCCCCTAGGGAATGCATGCGTTGCAAACCACTCACCATGCTCATCCTTAGTAGACGCAACCTTAATAGTATCCTTATCTTTGAACACTAGATAACCATAAGTATGCAACACAGGAGGATTAACTTCATCAAGTTTCTCCCAGCCAGAGGTTGCGAATATATCCAACCACTCCACCTCTACTAGCTTAGGTTTTTTTATCTTCACTAAAAAGTTTCTCCAAGCTTTTTAAATGTTCTGCCCACTCCATACTCTCTTTATATTTCTTTAGCCAGTGTTCCCTGTATTGCTCTCTCAATTCTTTTCTCTTTTCTATAGCCTCAGCACTATTGCCTGCATAAGCTGGCTCATTAATCATCCTTAAAAATCTTTTGTTTATATTATCTAGATCTTTTTGTTTGTAGTATCCTTTCTTAATTACATCTTGCCTTCCTAACTGCTGAATACTAACCCCGAACCAAGACAATAAAGCATTAGGCATTGTATATCTTGGAAGACCATCCCTACCCACATTACCATCAATGAAATCAGCTGCCATCATAGTTTTAATTAACGGTCCACCACCAGTAACAATGTCACCAGCTCTACCTCTAGGCATAAGCATTGGAGGTATCATATAAGATGCCAAGTAATTAAACAAATCCTGCGCTCTTTGAGTAGCTGGGTCAAACTCATTCCATATAGGTTGTTTAGTAAATGGATCTTCATTAAGCTTAAGAGACAAAGGAATTTCCCAAGGGCCAGCAAACATACCAGTACCAGCTATTGCATTTCCCCACTCCTGTTTATACATATCCTTAGCCAGATTCAAGTGAGCACCCCAAGGTAAGAAGAAACTTATATCAATAGCTTCCCATTTACCCTGCTCATTCTTGGTAGGGAATACCATAGTGCTGAAAGATGTCTCCATATAATCAGGCAAGAACTCCATCAATGCATCCCAATCTTCGTCATCAAGATCATCGTTCTGAGACAGGAACATCTCCGCGAATAGATACGGTATAGCTGCATACTTAGCGGTAGCAAGGGGATGTTGTTTAATATTCCTTACCATCTGAGCTGCTGCTTTAACATTAAACGTAATAAAAGGAGAGCCTAAAGGCATAGTTCTCAGCATTCTAATACCCTGAGATACATTACTATAGTCTAGCAACGCTTCATTGGCTAGCTTAGCTGCTTCTGCCTCACCCTTACCATGATTCTCCATGAGGTCTATCATCTTAGCAACCTTAAATAGTACCTCACTCTTTTGATAAGCACGACCACCTACATCAAGATACTTATCAAAGAATACACTAAGCCTAGCCCACATCCCATCAAAAGAATTATCCCTAGCTTTTACCGTAGCTAATTCCCTATCTATCCTAACCAATTCCTCAGATGCAAACGTAGTACTTTCCAAGCCATACTTCCTGGCAAGTTGCATATACTTCCCATTATGAGATACATCATACACAGCCTGACTTACCACACCTGGAATCTTAAGAAAATTGGTACCAGATACATTCATTAATATAGTATTAGATATAATATTTCTAATCTGAGTTGGTATATTCATGGGCACCTTGGTGTATTTAAATACCTTCTGCGCCCTACCACTCCACTTAAGAAGGCCACCCCACGCTGGATTGCCAGCTATACCTAACCCATTTATATCTGTCCAGATATCTTTCATTACATAAAGGCCACGCATTGCACCAAACCTTGGAGAGTCGGGTACCTTTGTGTACTTACTAGTATCCACCCCCCTTAACCTTGAGTCAACAGTCTCAGCTTCTTCCTTCATTTCAGAAGAAAGGTCTTCCATTTGCTTGGCCTTAGCTGGATCTTTCTTCTTCAGAAAGCCAGCACGAAAATCAATCTCCCTAGCTAACTCTTTAAAGTAATCAGCAGTGCCCTTCATCTTCTTGAACGTCATGATCTGACCAGGAAGAACCCATTTATTATTTCCTGGGTCACTAGCAATATAATCAAGGTAGCTTTTTATAGCCATGTCAGAACCAGCCATTGACACATACCTGGAAGAAAGGAAAGCTGGATCGTCTATGCGACCAGACACCAGGTCTTTCATGAACTTCTCATGTTCTTTTCTAGTCTTAGTATAAGTAAGTGGCGACATTCTAAAACCAAACCCAGCCTTATCAGTGCCACCCAAGACATGCTCTAGGTATACCCTAGGCAAATACCTTTCCTTCCACTCGCTGTATTGTTCGTTACTTATAAATCCCTCATCAACTAAATCCTGCCCCATTTTAGCAATAAGTTCTTTAGTCTTTACAACCCTATCCCTTAAGCTCTCTGTTTTAGTTACATCTTTATCCCCTGGTGTTCTTCCCCTAACTATAGTCTGCCTCTCAGCAAACTCAACCTTCCTATTAGAAAGCATTTTAGGATCAGCATCACGCGTAGTAAAGTACTTAAAGATAGCCTTTCTTTCTGCGGGATTAGCATTGTTTAAGATGTCGAATATAACCCTGCCTGTATTAGCCCACTCCCCTATCCTACCCTTAGCTAACATCCTCTCAGTCTCAAGCATATCATACCCAGGTATAGTCATGAGAGGCTCTACACGCCTTTGAATCCAGTTAGATATAGAGCTAGCCCTGGCATTTCCTATCCTACTAAGAGCGACCTCCTTAAATGATTCCCTTTCAACCCTTCTGGATTCCTGTATGTTGGAACTAGTGGTAGCAGATATACCCTTCTTCGTAGAGAAGATACTAACCCCCGAATCATAAGCTAAGTCATCAATAGATTTAAATTGATTATCACTAAGCAAGATATAGCTTGTACTTCCATAGTCCTCTGCTTTGTTAATGTACTCTATAGAATCGTAACCCTCTGAAATTAAAAGCTCTCTAAAGTTTTTCTCAAAGTCTTTGAATCCAGTGCCAACATGCTTTCTAGCCAAGTTAGAAATTTTAACCCATACATCTTCATCACCAACCATTGAAACTTCGCCAGACAAAACTTTAAGAGCGTGATTGTTCCAAGCATACGGGCTTTGCCACCCTCCTAGGTCTGTAGAAACAACCAGCGGTTCTTGTACATTTATATATCCCTGCTTTACTGTTGCAGTATCGTAAAAGGTTGTATACTTTCTGCCCAATGGATACGATTTTCCAGGCTCAGGAGTCTCCATTGATGACTTACCCCAATCAAGATAGATATTTCCTAAAACTTTATTAGATATCTTTTGCTCCCACCCTGGCTCGAAAGCCCTCACTTCAACATCGTCATAAGGAATCTTATCTTTTTCAAGGAAAGAGTGTCGTCTTTTTGTAACTGTTTGAAGAGCTGCTAATGCTGTGCCTACGTGAAGACCTAATTCAGCTAGCTCTATAAAAGGATGAGTTCCGGCACCAGCCCAGTCAGTCTTAGTTCCATGATACATAGGCTCCTTAACTTTAGAGCCTTCTAAAAACTCCCTTCTCTTTTTGTCTCTAAACTTAGACATTAGTTTAGAATCGCCGTGTCTTTCTAGGCCAATAACTCCTGCTTGTGTAGTTGCATAACCAACCAAATTAACTAGATCATCTATAGTAACAGCTGGTTCAGCTTGACGTGGACCGATCCCTACCGTAGTTAAACCACCGAACGCCTTGAAAATCTTGTTAAAGAATTTTCTAAATGCATTCCTAATCTTATCGGTTAGCTTATTGTTTACAATAATTGTGCC